AACTATAATATGGAGCGAGGAAAAACCAGAGTTTGTTAAATCGTTAAACAAAGCAAGTAATAAATATATTGCTGATGCCCGTAAAAGAGAAAAAGAATTTATAAAAAAACACGGTGACTTTGGAAGAAGTTATCATTCGACACCACTTACAGCTGACAATGATTTTTTAGATTTTAGAAATTATATCGGTCAAAAATCCTGGGAGTATTTAGATCATCAGGGTTATGATATGTCACAATACACAACCATGTTTAGTGAGTTGTGGGTCCAAGAGTTTGCTAAAAAGGGTGGTGGTCATCACTCTGCACACATACATTGGAATCAACACGTGTCAGGTTTTTACTTTTTAAAATGCAGCGATAAAACATCATATCCTGTGTTTCATGAACCAAAGACCGGTGCAAGAACAACAAAATTAAAAATGAAACCAGACTTAAAAGGCGTATGGCCTGGTCATGAACAATTTCATTTACGACCTAAACCAGGAACATTAATTATATTTCCAGGTTATCTAGAGCATGAGTATGCGGTGGACTTTGGTATTGAACCATTTAGGTTTATACATTGGAACATACAGGCAGTGCCGAAAGAGATGGCCAAAGATGTTTAAAAAAAATAAATATACAGTAATTAGAAAAGCTATATCAGAAGACCTGGCAGTTTTTATTGCAAATTATTTTAGAATGCAGAAACAGGTTTATGATACCTGTCGTCAAGCCAGATACTTCTCACCATTTGAGAATATAATAGGTCACTACGAAGGAGCTAATGAACAGATCCCTGGCACTTATTCTCAATATGCAAACATGGCTATGGAGACTTTGATGTTAAAATGTCAACCGATAATGGAAAAATCTACAGGATTAAAACTTGATCCTAATTACACTTATGCAAGAATATATAAAAAAGGTGATGAACTAAAAAGACACAAGGATAGATTCTCCTGTGAGATATCAACCACCATGAATCTTGGTGGTGATGACTGGCCTATATATCTAAGTCCGAATGAGAATGTGGGTGCACCAGATGGTAAGAATATTACAGCAGCCAGTAAAGCAAAAGGGGTTAAGGTAGATCTAAAACCTGGAGATATGTTGGTTTATAGGGGTATAGAATTAGAACATTGGCGAGAAAAATTCAAAGGCAAAGAATGCGTACAGGTTTTTCTACATTATAATAATCGTAAGACACCGGGAGCTAGAGATAACATGTTTGACAAGCGTCCACATTTAGGTCTTCCTTCCTGGTTCAAACGATGATATAATCCTTAGATGGGGGCAGTACACCACCACATACCTACTGTCCCCTTTTAAGGAATTTTATGAGTTTAGGATTTGACGCAATATCAGCATTACCATTTGCTACATCGGGACCAGACAATGATGTAGCTGTAGTCGTAACAGGCAATAGTTTATCTATCACGATCGGTAGTGTGGGTGTTATCGCAGATGCGGTCACAGAAAACTTAACACCAAATCAAGTAACATTAGGGACAGGCACGTTAACAATCACTGCTGACGCCAATCACACGGTCACGGGAAATGCCGTATCTTTGGGATTAGGTGCATTTACTATCAATATAGATACCAATGTGACACCTTCTGGAAACTCGTTGACCTTGGCTACAGGTAATGTTACAATAAGTGCTGACGCAAATATAAGTCCTACAGGTAATGCTTTATCATTAGATACAGTAGAACCAGGAGTTATTACGTGGAATGATATAATACCAGGAGCAACAATGGTTTGGACACCAATAAAACCGTACTAATATGGCATCAACATTTTCATCAGATTTATCATTAGAACTCGTAGCAACAGGTGAAAAAGCCGGTCTATGGGGTACAATCACAAATACTAATTTACAATTATTACAGACAGCAGCATCGGGTTATGTAGAGGTAGCTTTAAGTTCTGGTAATGAAACCTTAGATCTATCAGATGGATCGGCGACCGCGAATGGTAAGAATCTTTATATTAAACTCACTGGTACTTTATCAGGAGACGCAACCCTAACAATGCCAGCTAGCACATCAGGTGGTAATGCCAACAGGGTATTCTTTGTAGAGGATGGAACTACCAGAGGCGGTGCTGGAGACAGTCATACTATAAAATTATTAACAGCAGGTCAGAGTGCATCCACACAGGTGCCTTTGCCAGAGGGTGCAAAAGTTTTAGTGTATTCCAGAGGTAGTGTTCCAGCCACAACTCTAGCGATGATGGAAAAAGGATTTACAGAAGTAACTGCAGCTAGTAAGACAACATACACGGCAGTAGCCGGAGATCAGATTGGCGTTGATACTGTTGCAAACATTGTGACAATCACATTACCGGCCTCACCTACACAAGGTGATGAGGTGACAATAATGGATGTATCCGCATCAAATGGTTTTGGAACTAATAAATGCGTGGTCGCAAGAAATGGTTCTAATATTCAAGGTGGCACATCTGATCTAGATTTAACTGCTAACAATCAATGTGTAACGTTAATTTTCACAACTGCTACAAAAGGCTGGCAAATAAAAACCAATAGCACATCATAGGAGTAAAACATGCCGCTTACTCAAATCAAGTTTGCTCCGGGAATCGACAAACAGGACACAAGTGTTGGTGCAGAAGGTCGTTGGGTTGACTCTGATAATGTGAGATTTAGATACGGTCTGCCAGAAAAAGTCGGTGGTTGGCAATCATTGTTATCTGATTCTATTGTTGGTGTTGCCAGAAAACAACACGCCTTTGTTGATACAGAGGGTAATAGATATGTTGCGATAGGAACAGATAAATTTTTACTTTTATATTTTGAGGGACAGCTTTTTGATATCACGCCTTTTAGATGTAGTAATGCTGGAGTCGTTGATACTCTAACAAGCTCAACATTAGCAACAAATAGCACATCAGTTAAGACCTGTACAATCACAACAACAAGCGATCACGATCTAGCTGTTGGAGATATTGTTGAATTATCCTCTGTCACTCTACCAAGTGGTACAGGATTAAATGCAAGTGATTTTGAGGATAAATTATTTCAGGTATTAACAGTTCCAACACCCACAACTTTTACAATTAATTCTCTAAATCAGGCAAGTGCCGTTGTATCAACAGGTGGTAGCATGACTGTCAAAGTTTATGAGACTGTAGGTCCTGCAGCACAGACATATGGTTATGGTTTTGGTATTGGTAATTATGGTGGTACGATTACAGGTGCTTTACAGAATGATCTAGACGGAGCGTTGGCCGCGGATACAGCTGGTAACAATGGGTCAGCAACACAGATCAGATTAACATCCACAACAGGTTTTCCAACAGCAGGAACGATAGCTGTGGGTAATGAATTAATAACATACACTGGAGTTGCGGGAGTTGAATTAACAGGTATAACCAGAGGTGCAGCAGGAACAGCAACCTTTGGCACATCAAACGGACAGGCTCACAGTGATGGTGCTGTGGTTACTAACGCCACAAATTTTTCTGGATTTGGTAGTGCTGTTGAGGCATCATCAGTAACACTAGAACCAGGATTATGGTCACTAAGTAATTTTGGTGAGGTGTTAGTTGCAACTGTAGCTAATGGTAAAACATTTACATGGAACTCTGGTATTACGGCAAGACTTACAACAAGAGCATCTATGTTGACATCTGGTTTTGAGACAAGAATAGATGCAGCAACAGATAGTGGTAATCCAACCGCAACAAGAGTTACACTCATATCACCAACAACAAGACACTTGATTCATCTTGGAACAGAAGAAACTATCGGAACACCATCATCACAGGATGATATGTTTATAAGATTCTCCGAGGATGAGAATATAAATAAGTATACACCACAGGCAACAAATACTGCAGGCACGCAGAGATTACAGGACGGCACAAAAATCATGGGTGGTCTTGTTGCAAAAGAAAATATATTAATATGGACAGATAACGCTTTATATACAATGAAGTTTGTAGGAGCTCCTTTTACGTTTGGATTCGAACAGGTGGGCACAAACTGTGGATTGATTGGTAAGAATGCAGCCATCGAGATCGATGGTGTTGCATACTGGATGGGTAATAATGGTTTCTTCTCTTTTGATGGTACAGTCAATACATTGCCATGTTCTGTTGAGGATTTTGTATACGATGATGCTGATACAACAAAAGGCCAACAGATAAACGCAGGTATCAATAATCTATTCACAGAAGTGATCTGGTGGTATCCAACATCAGGATCTGATTTTAATAATAGATACGTTGTCTATAACTATGGACAGGACAATGCAAGTTTACCAATGGGTAATTGGTACACAGGTACAAACACAAATTCTATAAGAACAAGTTGGATAGATTCTTTAGTATATCCTAAACCATATGCAACTGCATACAACAGCGCTAACACAGGAACATTTCCGCAGGTAATTGGTGAAACAGGTCTAGGTCAGACAGTATTCTTTGAACATGAGATAGGAACCGACCAGGTCAATCCAGATGGTAGTGTAACAACATTAACATCTTTCATACAATCATTTAGTTTCTCATTACAAAAAGATCAGAGTGAGGTATTTCTTGCAATGCGTAGATTCTTACCAAACTTTAAGGTATTAACAGGTAATAATCAGGTGACATTATCAATAAAAGATTTTCCTGCACAGGATGATCAGGAGACAACATTAAGCCCTTTTACAATAAATTCTAGCACAACCAAAGTTGACACCAGAGCAAGAGGGCGATATGCAAACATAAAGATAGAAAATACAGGTGTCAGTGAATCCTGGAGATTTGGTACATTCCAGGTAGATCTACAACCCGATGGAAGGAGAGGATAATGACAAAAGTAGTGGTAAGATTACCAGAACCTAAAAAAGAATATAGTGAGGATAACCAGAGACAAATCAATAGAGCGTTAACTACAATCATAGAACAGTTAAACTCTACATACTTAACACAACAGAAAGAGGACCAGGAAAGATTTACCTGGTTAGGATTAGGCTAATGGCAAACATATATAAAAACGATAAGGTAAGTTTAACAAATACAGATCTTACAACTCTGTATACTGTGCCAGGTAATTCTAGAGCTATCGTCAAATCATTGTTAGCCTCAGAGGATGCGGGTAGTGCAGCTGTTGTAAAGGCTACATTAACCAACGCGGCGGGGACAGCTTTTGTTATTGATAACAATGTTAGTCTTAGTGCTAACGAGAAAGAACAGATTTTAACAGAACCCTTGATCATGATGGAAAGTGAGATATTAAAGGTTCAGGCAACCAGTGGTGCGGTAGATGTTATCGCATCCATATTAGAGATTAACAGGGAGGATAGATAATGCCTTTTATTGAGACAGAAGCCTCG